CGTAATAATACTAAAAATTATGTAAATATGCGTACAACTTGGAGTGGGACAACTAAATTAGAATTTAACACTACAACTATGGATGAATCTATAGAGAAAATGAGAAAATAAGATGGCGACATTAGATTCAAGAATAAGTTCATTAACGGGCATAGATACTTCAGGGGCCACTATTCAAACTTATATACAAGATTGGATACAAGATTCTATAAGAGAGGTTTATTCTTCTATACCAAGAACAGAAAAATTTAGATATGCAACTCAAACAGCAGTTGCTTTTTCATATGCAGGAGAAGCAATTTCTGAGCCAATTTTAGGTGTTATTTTCTCTACTGATGCTACCTTTGTGAATGTAGATAAAATTTTCGAGTGCAGGGAAATAAATCATATTGATGCATTCGAGGCTGCGAAGTCTAGTAGCGTTAAATATGCAACTACCTCTGACCCTGTATATTATATTCAACCTGCGACCGTTGGACTTAATGGCCCATCTTCTGCTCAGACAGTAAAGGCCCTTCCAACACATTTAGAACACATTAATGACACCCCCACATATATAAAAATCTCTTATTTAAATATGAATTCGTTAAATTATGACCCAGACTCTGAATCTTCTCCTGTAGCAATTCCAAATGAAGTTGACCATTTAATTGTGTTGTGTGCCTCTATTAAAGCTGCTACATATTTATTACAGAATGAACAAGATGAGGATATATATGTTCCATTGTTAACTTCTTTAAAACAGGATTATCAATTATCTCTTCAATTATATTTATCTCAATTTGGAGCAGCTTTTAAGCAATCTAAAGAAGGTGGAATTAAAAGGACATCACAAGCAAAAACAGCAGAACAACTTAGAGAACTTATAGATAAATATTCGGAGGGATAATATGAAAGTTAAGGAATTAATTAGTGAAATTGAACATCTTTTTGGGAGACAACCTAAAAAATATATAATGAGATTAATGAATGATGCTTTAACAGAAATAGGCTCAACAAGGCAATTTAAAAAAGGTAATTTTACTGAAAATTTACAAAAAGACCAAAGATTATATAATCTTGATGGTAATATTATTGATATTACAAGAGTTGAAATAAAGGATACCAATGGAAGATATAATGTGATTCCAAAATTAACAGACCCTCATTTATTATTGAAAGGGGATAATACATAATGGCTAAAATAGATTATCCAAATGATTATTTTGCATGGTATACTGAGGGAGATAAACTTGGAATTGTTGTGCTTATAACTGAAACTGATGAAGATAACGGGCTTAAATCGGGAGAATATGATACATATAATGGCAATCAAGTCCTTAATGGATTAAGATATCATTTTCATGAACAGTATGGAGAAATTGAAGATGTTGATGAAAATATTATGACAGTAACTGGTTTAGATAAAGGGCTTATTCCTTGCTTGGTATGTTATGTAAAATCTAGATTATTTGAAGATTTAGGTGATATGCAAAAAGCTATGTATTATAGACAAATGTTTAAAAAAATGTATAGCCAATATCCTTTACGCAAATCAGGCGTAAGGCAACTTGGTGTACCTAGGATTTAAGGAGATGTAATGGCAGATGGCGCAACAATGACTTTATCGGCAACAATATTGCCAGATGAAATATCAAAAACTTTAAGTGGATTAACTATGCAGTATACTCCAGTTGATGGGACAGAAGGTTGGTATTATAAATTAACAGATGTAACTACAAGTAATGCCGACTTAATAGCCGCAAATACTTATTTACAGTTTGGAGCTTCAACAGGTGAAGACACTGGAACAGCAATGCATGCAGTTGCAACAGCAGATAAAGTAAAATTTTTATTAATAAAACATACGGGATATAGAGATGATGGGTCAACAGTAAATACAGCAGATAGTGTTTATTTATGTTTAGACGCTGGAACAGCAGCTCACAATTTAGCTGATGCGATAGAAATAGCTCCAAATGAATCTTGGTATGGAAAATTTAATGGTGTAACAGTAGCTGATATTCATTGTATATCTGGGCAAAAATCGGGAGCAGGTACCGGAGGTAATAAAATACAATGCATAGTAGCAGCTATAATAGATAATGTTTAAGGGGGATTGATGGATTTAGATACATTAAAGTCAGCTATAGTTGGAGGAGGAGGCATAACTGTTCAATTTATGGACTTTTTGCCAGAGATTGTAAAAGTAGGGGTTGGAATTGCTACTATAGTATACTTTGTATATAAAATAGCTTTGATACGTAAACAGCTTAAGGAATAATATATGGATAAAGGTGTCGTTAAACGAGTAATTGTAACGCCAGATAAACACTTTCCACTTCACGACCAACCTGCAATCAACTGTCTTAAGAAGACAATTGAAATAGTAAAACCTGATGCTTATGTAGATTTAGGAGATGTTGGGGAATGGAATGCATTTTCAGCTTGGAAGTACAAACGAAAAAAGGCACCACCACTTGAATTTTTAATAAAGGAGTTTGATGAAGACATTAAAGACGTTAATAAAGGAATGGACCAAATCGATGAGTCATTGGACAAGTCGGGCTGTAAGGAAAAGTATATTACTGAGGGGAATCATGATAACTGGCTTAATATGGCAGTTGAAAAATATCCCTATATACCTCAGTATAAATTTGCTAATGCTGTTAATCTTAAAGATAGGGGGTACACGTATTACAAGTTTGGGAAGTGTCTTAAAATGGGAAAACTTTACTTTTATCACGGCCATCAATATGGTGGTCAATACCATACTGCTAATCATCTTAGGAAATTAGGTTGTAATGTTATGTATGGGCACTGGCATGATATACAACAAATGTCAGCAACCCATATGGATGGCCCTAAAAGCGCTTGGAGTATAGGGTGCTTAAAAGATATGAAGGAAGAGGCAAATACTTGGCTTGGAGGAAGGCCAATTAACTGGGCACATGCATTTGCAATAGTAGATTTTTATGCAAAAGGATTATTTACAGTGCATATAATACAAATAATAAACGGAAGAACCTCATTATGGGGTGAGTTAATAAATGGGAATAAGTAATGGATATCTTAGCGATTATGGAACAATTTGGAATACCTGTAGCGGTAGCGATGGCGTTCGGGTTTTTTATTTGGAAACAAAATCGGTTCATCCAATCTACTCTTATGAACGAACTAGACCAAGACTTCAAGAGGTTGGAAGGTATTATTATTAAACTTATAGACCAACAGAAGCAAGTTCAAATGGAACAGAAGAAGTTAAATGGTATATTCAAAGCACAGGTAGAGATAATGGCACGATTATCAGGGAATGGATTAAGAGATAAATTCCTAAGAATTATGGAAAAAGGTGGAATGAACGATGAGTAATGGTTTAAGTCAAGAGACGATGCTAAATAAGGTAGTTGACAACTATATATTTGAACATTTATCAGATTATCCTACATTTAATATAAATCCACTTAGTGGTATAAAAGGCTCTCTTACTAAACCTAGTATTGAATGGAAACTTAGAGAATTTTATGATGATGAAGGTAATGTTAATTGGAAGGGAAGTCGTTGGGGCGTAGATAATCCAAATAGCATCAATTATAAAATAAAAGAAGTTTCTGATATGCTGTACGGAGAAGATGGCACATCTACTTATTCTACTGATTGGCAAAATGCACATTTTGCAATTGATTCTGTAATGAGAAAACATGGAAATCCTTTTTTAAGGTCTACGAAAGAAGACGACCATTATGGTATTAGTAGAAGTTATTATAGAATAGATTCAAGAGACCTTGGAGAATTTTCCAAAGACACTATAGTTATGTCGCCAAGGCGTTATTTTGAGCAGTGGCTTGCAGAAATGGGCCATGCAAAGCAATGGGGGAATCAACCTCAGTCAGTTAGAGATTCTCTTTATTCAGAGTGGAAAAGACAATGGGATAAGTATGGTGATGCGACAGTTCATAGTGAAGGAGCATATGGCGTAGAACATCAACCTGATAAAAAAGAAAGCTTTATAAACATTTTAAAAGAAGTAAGCCAAAAGACTCCTGCTGGTTCATCGACTTTTTTAGTAAGTTTACTAAATAAGGTTTTTGAAAAAGTGCCTTCTGTAGAGTGGGAAGCTCATGAAGAAAATGAACAATTAGTACTAGACGAGATTAAAGATGTTATAAAATGGTTAGAAAAAGAAGGAATACCTAATGAATAAGACTAAACAATTTAAAATCGAAACACCTATAGGTTCTATTGAAAGTGATAGCGGTAATCATGCAATTGATGTATTTAGTGTTCTTCTTATTATAGGCTTAGTTTTAATAGGTAAAAAATTATTTGGAAGATGGATAAAATGATAATACCTAAAATGCTTATAAATTCAGTAGCAAACGCATTAACTAAACATTTCAAGTTAGATAAGATTATGAGCTATGTATTTGAAGATAACGAATTAGATGGAAAGGTAAAGAATTTGGAGAATCGCCTTAAATTATTAGAAGAAGTGGCGCATTCACCTAAAAATTTTAAGTGTAATTATAAAATAAAAGGAGAAAATAATGAGTAGAAAGACAGGTTTTTCTGCTGCCACTTTAACTGTGAAGTTAACTGAAAGCTTAACTCTTGATGGAAGAGATTATGGAGGAGAATCTACTTGGACATTTTCAAGCATAGGAAATGTTACTCGTAGAATTGAAACTATAACAACTACTGAAGCTGCGATAATGACGTTATCATCAATAATTGGAGCAGGACAATATATTGCTGCTAATGTGAAATATTTAAGGTTTACTAATCTTGATGATACAAATTTTATTACATTAACATTTAGAAACCAAGATAATGATGAAGTTGCTATAAAATTAGATGCCGGACAATCGATGGTATGGAATGGTGACAATTCAGGTGGTATGGTAGATGTTATGAACGCAACTCAAGATGCTGATGCTGCTTCCAGTACAAACCTAGGAGATTTAACAAATATTCAAGCTGATGCAGATACGGCAAGTTGCGATTTAGAGATATTTATTGCAGGAGCATAACAAATAAAAAGGAGATATAATGGCTGATAGTTTCGGACAAATAGTTGCTGGATATATATTCAATGACGAAATGAAAGAAAAGTTAATAAAGAAAATGAATGAGAATGTTGATATTCCATTTATTTCTGAAAAAACTGAAGCAAAAATCTTAGACGCTGTTTGGGATAGTGTTGAAGATGTCGTTAAAAAAGCTTTAATTGACAGTTAATGGCAAAGAAGACTAAAAGTATAACTGTATTCAGTGGAGGATATAATAGTTATGTTTCTCCAAAGGATTTAAAAGACCATACTTTAGCTAAATCTCAAGGAGTTGTTTATGACAAACCAGGGATTTTGCGATTAATGGGAAAAGCAAGCCATGTTACTGGACAAGGGCTTACTTATAGATATTTAGATTCTGTAGGAGGAGCTCTTGATGCCTCAACGGATGTTCTAGGTAAATCAAGGGGAACTAATCGCCCATTAATTGACCCTGGAAGTGGCCTTTTTAGTTTTTCGTCAAGATGGTCTTATGGTCAGATTGGAAGAATAGAATCGGTTGCTAATGATACTGGTGGGACTGTAAGCAATAGGTTGAAATTGGAAGCTGCGGCTTCTACACCAATTTTTGGAGCAGAAAACTATACTATTGAGGTTAATGATGGCGATTATATTTACATATGGGGAATTAATGTAAATGACGCTGATACTGCAACAGGGAGTCCAGTTCATGAGCTTAATAATCGTTATTTTAAAGTTGATGGAGATACTATAACATCTGGCATAGGTGGTTATATGTATTTAGTTAATGTAGTTGACGGTTCTGATACAGATGTTAATATAACGAAGTTTACAAGGTCTTCAGCAGATTATAGTAGGTCTAATCATGGTGGATACTTTAAAACTATACCAAAACATTCTTTTACAAGATATATAGCAATGCAAGATGGTGAGTGTTTTGATTTACATTATGATGAAGAAGGTTCTGCGAATAGATTTAGTAAGTCATGGGCTCTTCCTGGCACTTATGGACTTTTAGAAAGTGACGGAACTGGAGCTATAGGTTTAAGAGCACAAACAGATGCAGATTTAGGTATTGATTCCAATTTTAATAATTGGCCTGAAAAAAATGGGATAACTTATGCTGTTAAACCTTATTTTAGATTCACTAATGATGCATTAAGAATTTTAGCAACTGCAAGAAATGTTAAAGCAAGCCCTGCTGATAGTAGAAGAAATTCAAGCGTTAGATGGTTAGGGTATATTAATAGGAATAATCTTTTTGGAAGAGATGGATTATCAACATATATAAATGAATGGTATTACACAGAGGCTAATCTTAGAAAGCCCACTACTCATGGAGGTGGAACTAATAACTTTGGAGCATTAAGTACAAACGCTAATCCAGCTGAAGTTTATTATGACTATTCTTGGGAAACAGGGCCATTAGAGCATGATGCTAGTTTAACAGATAATGAAATATGGCCAAAGTCTAATATATTCACTGAAGCAAATGCTGTGACTAATCAAAGAGATATGTCAGGAAATGTTCATTTTTATCAGCTATATAATGCTATTGGAAATGAACAAATTAATAATGCCCATCAGGTAATAACTTATTTTAACACTTTCTTTGGTTCAAAAACCCTCCCAGGATTTAATTTAGTTTATGATGGAGGTATGCTTTATAATAAGGCTGACGCAGAAAACACAACTGCGGCTGCTGATAAAAAAATACTTCACTATTGGCATACTATAAATAGCGGTAATAAAGGTGATTGCGATACAAGTGGGACTAATGATTGGACATGGGTTCCACATGCAACAAATAAAAGTTATATACAAAAATCTGGAAGTAGCGTATATTCTTTAGCTTATTACCCCAAAACTTCTGCTCCACCTACAGATTATTCATGGATTGTTCAATTTACATTAACAGATTGTGCTGGCCCTACAGGTAGTGGGTTAGATATAAGAGTTAGTGGGGGCGAAAATTTAGGTGGTACTTCAACAAGAGTTATTGCCAACGATAATGATACAGCAGCTACAGATGGAAGAGTTAATTATTATAAAGCGAGAGTTCTTGTCGCATCAGGAGATGATTTTGATTTGTCTGACCCTTTGGTAACATTCACGCCAAGTAATAGTGGTTGGTCTGGAAAAATTAGCGATGTATCAGTATACGCTGCAAATAGTTTTAATACATTAGGTATAGGATTCGTGAAGCAAACGGTTGGAGCTTATAAAGAAATGATAAGTAATGATACGTTTACTGGGGGTTGGGATAATGCAGAATATGAATTTTATACTACATGGTTATATGATGAGGGATTAGGAATACAAGAAACAACAGCAACAAAAATTGGAGAGGTAAGTTTCTCTCATGAAGAGGATGATAATGATAATGCTTATGTATTTAAGTTATGGCCAGTTGTTTGTTTTTCATCAAATGGAGATAGATATAATATGATGGATAAAAGAATCACAGGCGCAAAAATATATTTTAAAAGAAAGTTTAGCGCTGGTGATAGCTCTGACCCTACCGAAATACATGAAATGCTTGAAATGGATTGGATTAAAGGTTCCAAACAAGCAGGTGAAAAGCAAGAATGGATTCCTTGGACATCTAGAGATTTATCTCAGGAGACTATTGCTGATGATATTATTTATACTACCACATTAAACGATGCTAATGGTTCCGCAGCTCATGCTATTGGGTATCCAAATACTACAGATGGTCTTGCTTATCCTAAATTTAATCAAGAGTGGAAAGATATGAATTTTACTTATCCTGAGCCGCCTGATGATACTTTTAGTTTTAGCGGTATTACTGGTTATAAGTGGAACGAAGAAGGGCAGGGTAACGTTAAATATAATGCTAGAGCATCTGTTGATGGAGTTGAATATGTTGGGGGTGTTGTTATAAATGAAGCAGAAGAACCTAATGAATTTAATGGTTACGCTATGAATAAGAATTACCAAGAAGGCCCTAGCAGGATACTAAGGTCTGCTTCGGCTATGAACGATGTTTTTCCTTTATCTGAAATTTTAACTATTCCTGGATTAGAAATTCATTCTATTATTGAGATGTTTGGATTTAAAAAATATCTTGTAGTTTTAACAGAAGAGAATTCTTTTATTTTATCTATAGATGGGAATCTTGTAGAGGTATTTGCTGAACTTCCCAATAATGGGATTCGCCACAAATGTCAAGCATTAAAAACAGAATTTGGAGTAGTATGGGCAAACAATATGGGCTGTTTTGTTTTTGATGGAGAAAAGGTTATTAATCTTATTGATGGAATGATATCAAGAGATGACCAAGGTTGGGTTAATAATAATTCAGAATTATAC